TCTTCTGGTGTTAAATACTGAAGTGCTAAACAAAATACTTGTTGGTAAACTTCCGTCCAAGCCATTAACCAAGAATTAACTAATGTCTGTTGAATTAATTGACTGCGTACGTCTTCTACGTACTTAGATGTTAAACCAAAGTATGCTGCGTGCTGGGCTTCTACACGTTCAATCATAGAAAACGCAACCTGTGGATTACCAGCAGGTGGTTCCATGAATGTGTAATCATCTTTGTTTGTTACTGGTAGTTGTACAGCAGGACCAATACGATTAAGGGCTCCAATACGTTTGCTAACACGAATAGGCGGTAGTGTTTCAAATGCAGTACGGTCACGTAATGCGTCATGTTGTGCTTTAATTTCATCTTGTTCTGTTCTGGAAATTTCTGGAATACCACGTGATTCCATAATAGCACGACGATTCCACTCACGTCTAAATCCTACAAACGGATATTTTCCGTGATAGTAATCTAACACTTCATGTTTTCCGTATAACTCAGTTCCTACCTGTGGGCAGAATACTGTATAATAAATTGCTGGCACGCCATCATCATTAATTTGACGTGCATATGCATAAACAATTTCAACCATGTTCTTACCACGCCACACATTTGTAGTTAGAACATTTGTAACTGGTGTGAACGATGGGTCATTATAAAGAGAAGCCTTACCTAGGCTATTGCACGCTGCCTCAATAAAATCTTTATTCCAACCTGCCGTGTGTTCCATTTCACGTACTTCTACTTCAGTCATGAATATACGTCTGAAAATAACACGTGCTCTTTGCAGGTCTACAGTTTCTTGTGGGAATGTAATTTCATCAAATGGTTTAAGTGCTGTTACAATTGGAGCGTTTGAAATTATATATGGCTCTTCAATTTCAGACTCACCTTTAGTTCTCAATTCACGCACCAAGCGTTTGCAGTCAGCCTGTTTAGCACCTTTTAATAAAACTGAAATTAATTGAGCAAGGTAATCATCATTATTTTCATCCATTATCATTTCTGGTAATCCAGAAAGAATTCCGTTAGGGTCATTTTGCTTTGATGCTTCTGCAATTGCTTTAACATCTTCCATTGTAAGTTTCTGACGACGAATAGAAGTATGCTGCTCCCAGCCTACGTGATATACCTGCCAACCAAATTGTAATGCATACTGAGCAGAAAGATAAGCCTCTTGATACATTTCACGGCTATGTCTTCCTTCTAAAATCCAACGCATAAGCGTAGACGATGCCGAAGCATTAGCAGCATCTTCAGAAGTTACTCCGCTTACACGTAATTGGCTGCGTTGAAACGCAGTAATTAAAAGTGCTGATAAATCATTAATTGTACGGTCAACTAAACGAATGCGTACATCCGAAGCACCTTCAAATGGCATGGCTGGGTTGCCATCTCCACGTTGTTCGCTGTGCTTTCGACCATCATCTGTTTGTCCGCTCCATCGGCAGTAACGGATATCATCCATTGCTGCAAGGCGGTCTATCGATGAGCCGTTATATAGGCTATCGTAGTATTCTCGCATTAGCACCCGAATGTTTGGTTCGGATGTTGCTTCTGCTAATCTATCTTTTGTCCAAGTTGGTTTATAAGGTTGTTGGCTCATTTAGTTTTACGTGGTAAATTAGTTCGTCACGATAGAAGCGGTGATGACCGCCTTTAGTAACGTAAGTTTTTAAAGTTCCATCTTTGCGAAGCCTATCAATGTATCTGGCTGATAAACCAGTCATGTTCGCAGCGGCTTGGCGAGTTAACAGTGGAGGATATTGGGTTCGTAGGTCGTTCATGTTAGTAGGAAAATGGGTCTGATGCTTTGTAGGTGTTGTTGTCTTCGTACTCTGGATTCATAACTGCTAAATAACGTAAACAGTCAATAGGGTCTTTTGATGCACCTTTTTGTCCGTCACGTCCAGTCCACTCACGCAAACAGTAGATTAAATTTTGGCAATGTTCGCTTACATATAATTTTGGTTGGTTGGCAGAAGTTATTGGCTCGTTGATATTGTAAGCCAACCAGTCGTTAATAATTGCTACACCTTCTTCAATTGCTATGCCGCTTGCTGGAGTTAAAAACATTGGAAAGTCACCGCTTTGGAAAATATCTATAATGCTTGTGCCTCCATCCATACCTGCTGCTTGAGTGTTCCCTGCTCTAGGGTCAACAAACCGTTCTGTAATTGTTTCGCCTTTCTCTAATCCAGTAATAAGGCTTTTGTACTCCTCTAGACCTCTTCCAGAGTTCATTGTTTGGGCTGGTCCCATCTTTCCGTCTGGTTTTTCGCATGGTAACGCCCATTCTCCTACAGATAAGTCTGGGAACTCACGGTAAATATATCTTGTTCCGCTTGAATCTATTTTCATCCATAACATAAACCAGTTTCGTGCTCCAGCAGGGTCACAAACAAAATAATTAACCCCATCTTTTGGGATTTTATTTGCTGGTAGGATATGAATGTCACTAAACCTAGGAAATTGGTTTCCTGCTAACGACTCAGCCCAGCCGTAGGCTCGAATCTTTATTTCGTACTGTGTTCTTCCTCCAAGTGATTTTTCTAACTGCTCAAATGGGTTATATGGATTAAATTCCGAGAAAAACCACATAGCAACGGCTCCTTTGCGGATACATTTAGCCACGTATGGCATATGACCAGTTGTACAATTGGGAACGTTCCTACTATTTGATAACAACTTTGCTCTTTTGGTTTCAACGACCCTAGCACCTGCTAAATATTCTTTAACTACATTGGTATAACCAGTTACAGGTGTGAATGTTACAAGTAATTTTCCTTTTCTAGTTATATTACGGAATCTTAAAGTTTCTACCCAGTCTAAAGGCACTAATTCGTCGCACCAAATAAAATCAGTCTCTCCACCTTCAATAACGGAGCGGTCTTGAGCATAATTCATGAAGAAACACTGGCTGCCATTAGGCAAAACAAATGAATTTTCGCTAAAACCGTTTTTTTGACTATAAGCAATGTTTGTAATCTTAGTTTTCTTTGCTTGTTTAAGTTCTGGAGGTAAATATTTCCAAACAACAGACTGCTGCATTTGAATCGATGACTGTGTAGTTGTATGAAGACACCACACTCTTGAGTTTGGCTTGCTGGTTAATGTAAATACTACACGCTTAGCAGCATATTCGGTCTTTCCAGCACGGTTTCCACCACTCAAAAGCATTTCATCGTTTTCTTCTAAGTGTTTATCTGCGTCTTTCCAATAAAACGGTTCGTATCCGTGGCGGTATGGGTCTGTTTTTTCCGCTAATATCTTATCTTCACGCAGTTGAAGTAAGTTTATAACATATTCTTCACCGTGTTTTTCCACCAACTCCTTTATTCTGGCTGGAGAAGGTGCAGTCAGCACAGGATGTTGAGTAAGTTTAACCACCGTGTGATTGTCGGTACTTACTTGAATATGATTTGTGGTATGCTCTGTTTGATGGTAATGACGCTGAAGACTTTAGTGTATGGCTTTTCTTATGGGTTTCCATTTTGATAGCGGAATCATAATAGGATTTAACCTTTTGATATCTCCTAGTGGCACCCCGATTACTGTTCCTAGCCTCAAACATTATGGTTTAGGATTTTTATCCTCCATAGTTTTTAAGTACTCTTTGTACTTATCTTTAACCTCTGGTGTCATTAAGTTCTTATACTTTTCGGCAATATACGCTTCGTAATATTGGGTAACATCAAGAGCCTTGTTAACTTTGTTTCGGTTGTTCTTAAGTACAAAAAGTGTGCCCAAGATGCCGACGATTAATCCAATCAATAATCCAATCCAGAACATATTATTTTTTAAGTTTAATTACAGGTTTAGACTTAAGATTCAAATTTTTGGTAAAATTAGGAGTCTTAGCCCAGATATCTTTAGTAATCTTAGCCTTAGTTGGTTTTAACTTTGTAGGCTTAATAGCCTTTGTTTTTATAAGGTGCTTTGTAAGAAGACCTAGGCTTCTCAGAAGATTCCTTACGCTTTGATTCACGAGACTCATGATATGATTCATATGTTTTTTTTGTTTTGGATTTGGGTAATTTTTTCATAGTTTTGGAGGAAATTTCTTTTTCTTTGAGTTTAATAAAAGTGCAAATGAGCCACAACGAGTCATTGCGTGTGCATCGTTGTTATCTATTGGTAAACCAAGTCGTTCAGCCTGTTCTGGGCTATCCACTACAATGGCGTACCGAAGATTGTGTTCATGAATTAGGTGGTCGCTGCGACCTCCGAAAGAAGCGGTTAAAGAAAGATTGTCTGGTATCGAATCAATTCGGTTAATCCAGAAAGGTAACGATTTAGTAAAAGCCCAGAAATTAACATTAGGTCTTAATGAACATACAGTTAGCCAAGCGTCAAAATAGGCTTGTGAAAAGAAATCACCGCCACCGTGTATTCGGACATTTGTAGCCTTTATAGGCAAAGCATCGAGCAACGTTGTTACCATAGTTTCGTAAGTCGTGTGAGTAAGTGCATCGTAATTATCCCAAACCAACTTTCTCACTGCTGGATATCTCTCTACCCTTGCTGAATAGCAAGGATATGTCTGGTCCTTGCCGTTTGTTATCTTTCCTGTACCACGTTCAGCCTTAGCCAAACAATTCTTAGCGTGAGGGCATGACCAGCCGCTAGGTAAGTTGAACGACCATGTGCCCTTGGGCAAATAAGAGTTACCTTTGGTAAATTTAACCATATTAGAAGCGTCCACGGTATCTGGGGTTTCTAAGTGGGATAAGCCACTTGGTATAATTTCCTCCGCTGCGAACTTCACACTTCATCCCAACAATCCATTTGGTAGAATCCTTCACCTTCATAATCCTAGTTGAGCCGTCAGTATCTGTAACTTCAATCAAGTAAGGATTGCGATGAAGCATTCGTTTCACGGTAACGGTGCGAATCTCTTCGGCGTTAGCCGAAGAAAATTTTTTTTCTTTCTCTACTTCTTCACGTTGCAGACCAAAATGGTTTAGCAGTTTCTCATACCCCTTTGGGGTAATCCAAACTGGGCGAAACACTTCTGGCATGACGCTGTCTTCACGGAACCACTCGTCTGGCTGGAGAACTGTTGTACGCAATTCGGCGAGTGTCTTGCGGTTCTGATTAAGCAGTTTTGCTATCTCAGTTTCACGCATAGGTTCCAATGGCAGTACATCCATGAAACGTGAACATACGTTCACTATGACACAGTTCAAGCCTTATTGTGAATAATTTTTTCTGGGTAAATGCATAGACGTAATCGTCGGCTTGTGTCATACGAACCCCCCCCACCCCTATGACACTTATGACATGAAACCTATGACAGACTATGACAAAAGAATTAGCGGCTGGGCTATGACACTGGCACGGACCGATGGGGCTATGACAGTTATGACAAAGACTAATGGGCGTAATTGTATGTGTTGGCATGGAACCAGAGTACCACTCTGGCTGGCGTTCTGAGAGGGTTTGATTGGGGTATGCATCCAAGTATACGTCGTATGTGCCCATGAGGGCTCCAGTAGGGCTCCTAGGCATTCTTTTAGGGTATTGCCACTGAAGTCTGAACCATCCGAAGGATGGGGGGAGATATAAGGGAAAAGGCTACACGGTGGGCGGTATGCGGACCCAACAGGCGGCGTGCTCGACTGGGGCGTTCTGGAGCCTCTAGGAGGCGATACAATTGCTTAGGAGAATGATGGGGGGGCGATGGGGGTGAACTGGGTGTGGTGGGCTGGCTGGGCTTGCCTAATCGTGATAACAAAAAGCCCCCAATGACTGGGGGCGTAGAGAGCGGACTGGCTGCTGATTATTTCCTGTGCTCTAGGAAGGCGATGTCGTGCTTGAGCGAGATGATGCGAGCCTCAACGTCGAACAAGTCATCGGCTTCGAGTGCGGTGGCATTCGGCTGCGATGCGTTGAACTGGCGGCGTGGGAGCACGACGTGTTCTAACTGTGCGAGGTCGGTACGAACACGTGCGATTTGCACGGCTCGATTTGCTTCGCCGATTTCGGTGATGGTTCCGTGACGGTGTGCGTTCACAAGAACCACGTTGGCATCGAACCAGCGGTCCTTTGCTTCTTTGACTAGTGGATGGTCTGACATGATGTGTGTGTATGTGTTGTTATTTGTTGTGAGGTGAAAGGGATTGTCCGACTGGGCTCGCCTGTATCAAGAGGTAATTATTTTGGAACATGAGCCTCAGTCGAACAAAAGTATTACCAGAGTCGGCGTGCTTGTAGGTCAACGTTGCCGAGACCTTGTTGTTGGTCGAAGTATAATTCAAACGCTTTGCGGTCCCAACCTAATGCGAGAATGCGTGCGTCTGATTCTTTAGACAACTTGATGCCGAGGTCTGCAACTTCCTTATCGAATACGAACTGACCAAGGACAAACGGTCTACCAAGACTTAAACGTGCTGCGTTACCAAACAGACCAACGTACTCAAGAGGAATGCGTGCACCGCTTAAAGAAAACGACTTGTAGAGTTCTAACAACTCTTCGTCGCTACCAGCAATCGCTTTGAGCACACGCTCACCGTTTGCAATTTGTTTAGCGATTAGTTCAGCGGCTTGTTCAGCACGTGCTTCAGCAAGAGACTTATCGTCGGCATCCTGTTGAGCCTTCAATTTCTTTTTAGCATCCTTCGTGAGACTAGGACGTGAACCAAAATAGAAACCAGCGTCGTTAGGAGCCTGTTCCACTTTGACCACGATTGATACAGTGTCACCGATTGTAGCGGAGCCTTGAGCACGACCAATAGCGATTGCTTCATCACGCTCAGCACCAGTCTTGTCGTAGATTGTGTACACGTCGAGACCACTTGGAACAGTAGTGTACACCTTGCGACCTTCAGCGTCCTTGAGAATGAATTTCACGTTGGAGCCGTAACCAGTATCTGGAATGAATTTGAATGACTGAATCACTCCAGTGAATGTGATACGACCTTCGAGCACAGGCAGAGTAGCGAGAGCCTGTTGAGCAATAGCCTTCTCACGTGCCCAGCCGATACGCTTGGTCGCAATCTCACGTGACTTGTTCAAACCACTGATAAGCAAAGAACGCTGAGCGTCGCTAGGCTTGTAGTCGTACTTGCGGATGCTGTTGGCTACGCTGGAGAGAATGTTGATGCCGTTGCTAATCGCTTCAGTGACGATTTGTTTTTCAACGTCGTTCTGAGCACCGAGTTCTAAATGCTCACGTGCGAATGCGTCCTCACGGTTCGCATCATCGGTGAACGCATCGACGATTGCGTCAAACAATTCTGGATTCGTTTCTTCGAGTGCGGAGAGAGCCTTATCACGGCGAGCACCAGTAGCGACGGCTTGAGCACGATTCTTCAACTGAGTCCAGCGGAAGTTATCGTTGGTAAGACCAAGACGATTCGCAGTGCAAATGTGACCGATGGCTACGTGCTTGTTCGTAGGGATGTGCAACGCTACGCCGAAGTAACGTGCGTAGTGACCACAGTGCTCACACTTGTGAGGAGCGGCACGTACGCCGAAATATTTTTCGCAAAGGTCGTAGAACTCTTTGAGTTCGGCGAGCAGAGCGGCACGTGCGTTCGGATTGTTAGAAAATTTATAACCAGCAGAAATATTTGCTGGCTCATTAGCGTCGATGTAATCAACGACGGTATAATTTTCTGGGAGGAACTGGGATGGATTATGGATATGTGACATGATGTGTATTTGGGTTGAGGTCTGGACACTAGTACGGAAATACCACTGCCGTCAAGCGGTCATTTAAAGGGTAGGCTAGGGCAAAGAAAAGGGCACCCTTTCGGATGCCCTTGGACCGCCTAGGAAGACCGCAGAGGGCTTACCAATCGCCGAGGGTGCTGGCATCCTCGTGACTGCTGGCAATCTCCCTAGTGGGGAATTGGCTGAAGGCTTTGCCGTACTTGGAGAAGTTCGTGATAGCCTTGGTCTTGAACTGGTACTGGTGGGCACCAGCGGTAACCGTGATAAGGGCACCGTCCCAGACCTCGTCGTTATCCGAATGGCTGGCGGTGATGGTAACTTGACGTTCGTTGGTCGCACGGTGGTGACGTGCAACGGTACGCTCCGCTACACGGAAGGCGTAAGTCTTTACTACGAAGTCGGCGTGGTCCTTAGCATCCTTCTTGAGAATCTTGTCGGCAACCTCAACAGGCTGGCGAGCAAGGTCCGCAAGAGGAACGTGGTACTGAGTGCTGGCATCACGGTGAATATAAAGTTCACGGCGAATGTCAGCACGCTTGCCAAAGGATTCTTTTACGAAGTCGTACCAATCTTTTCCTTCACGCACGGTCCATGTGTGGTTACCAGAAGTAACAACACGTTCGGTAACAGGATTAGCAGCAATGTACTTTTCTAACGTTTCTTGAACACGCTTGTAACCTCCAAGGTGAGCGGCGTAATGACGGCTCTCGATGTACTCCGCTACTTTGCTGAGCGAAGCAATAATCAGATTAGCCGCAGGTGTAATCAAACGAACCTGCTCAGCCTTGCCAGTGGATTTATCTTCACGTGCTTTGGCACGTGCGGCTTTCTCAGCATCGACGATGCGTTTCTTGGGAATGCTACGAGCCTTCTCAATCCAGCCGTCGAGTTTCCAAGAAAGATTCCACAAGTCTTGGTAAGCGGAATCAGTGTAGTAGCCTTGAGTCTTTGCACTCTCAGCACGTAACGCTTCGACACGGTCACGCTCCGCTTGCAGCAGAGGAATCGATGCGGTGAGCACGTCGGACTCCAGCGACCAGAAAGCCTTAGGCTTAAGAGCGAGGAGAGCGGCGAGGGTGATATTTGATACTGTGATGTTGTTCATGGTGTGTGTGTAGTTATGGGTTGGTGTGTGGGTGAAATTAATTTTGAAGGTCAGATAACGCTCCAATATATTTTGATAAATTATTTGTGAGTTTAATTAATTTGCGTGCATTCTTTTTATCACCACGAAGCACAGGACCAATCGCTTTAATTTGATTTTCTGTTTCCGTGATTTTTAAAGTTATGCGATTTTTAAAATCATTACGAATACTTGCATCGAGATTGTTATAAACGATTGCCAAAACAGATTCACGTAACTTGGTCCGTAAAGAACCATTGATAAAGCGTGAGGTCGCAAGTGAGATTGAAAGACTAGATGATGCGGATTTCATGATGTGTGTAGTCAGTTGTTAGTGTGTGGGTGAAATTACTCTTTGGCGTTTCCGACTTCGATGCTTTTGATTTGGGATTTTAATTCTCTGAGTCCAGTAGCGTAAATAGAACTTCTTCCTTCATAATTAAATCCATCGGCTAACTGTACACAGAAAGATTTTTCTATGTAGTCTTCTATTTCGATTTCGATAATCCGATTATCCGATTTTAAAATTTCGGAAATAGCGGAATCTAATTTGATTTCGTATTCGGGTTTTTTCTTGTTCCAGATAAACCTTACAGGGCGTTCGTTGTTCATGGTGTGTGTGTAGTATTGGGTTGAGGATTGGAGAGTAGTACAAATGTACCAGTGGTGTCAAGCGGTCATTTCAATAGGCGTTTATGTATATTATCTATAGCCTTTTCAGCAGATAATAAGTTCTTAATGCCTTCGGGTGTAGCCTTCTTAAAACCTAGGAAGTGAACTTCAGCCTCATTAATTTTGTGCCAAGCATCTCTTATTCCGATATCTAAAACTTTAATGTTGGTACTTAATTTTTCTTTCTGAAGTTCAGCATCCCAGATTTTTTCTCGAAGAGTATAGATTCTAAATTTAAATTCTTTTAATTCCATTAATCTTCTATTCTTCTTACACGTTGCAGAAGCGATTCAAATGCACGGCACGCTTCACCACTGGTAAGATATAAATGAGGAGTGCGTTCAACCTTATGAATTACTTCTTCCGCTTCTTCGATAGATAACTCTCCACGCAGACCAAGTAATTTGGCGTACACGGATTGCTCCGACCAAGTACTGTTGATATCAGTAAATTCTTTCGGATGGTCTACTTGTTCAGTACTTGGTTGATTATCGTGGGCTTCTTTTTCTAAACGTTTCTCAAGAAGAAGAAGGTCAACGGTGAGTGTATCAATTTCAGTATTTAATTCCTCACGTTGTTTGTCGGATAAATAATCGTCACCAGCATGACCGATTGATGCGTCGTATAACGCAACCAAACGAGCATGACGGCGAAGTGTTAAGTTATAACGTTCTATTAATGATTGTTCCATGGTGATATTATTTGGTGATGTTAAACTGACGAGTGATTTCAATCCATGTTTGGATTGCTACGCCTTGGTCAAAGTGACTGGTGCGGTTGGCAGGTTCGAGTGCTTTGACAAGTTTGTTGCCAGCCTCGACGAGATTTGCGATGTCTCGTTGAGCGACTGCTAACTTATCTTGAGCAATGTCGTACTGTAACTCTTTCACTTGTTCTTCGAGTCGTGCGATTTCTTTGATGAATGATTTATCGGTCATGGTTGTAGTTAGGTTGGGTGTTAGTGTGTGGGTGAAATTATCCTTCGTATCCGAAGTAGAGTTTGTGAGCCGAATCGATTATGGTATGGACCACATTAGGTGCCACGGTGTTATCATTAATAACACGGTCCAAGTAATCCTTGGCTAGGTCCACGCTCTTGTCGTACACGTCATCGTAATCTGCATCGGACCATACACGGTCAACGTAAGCGTCAACCTTGATGAAGTTCTTGAGTTTGATATCAGTAGTTAAAACGTACTGACCGTTGACCTTGTCGGTCCACGTGCGGATGAAGACCACGGCACGTGCGGTGTAGTGAATGCCGATATCACTGTTGCCGTCGATATCGAGCGTGATGGTGTGGTGCGTGCCATCAAACCAACGCTTGTCGGTCTGAGACTCGTCGAGGTTATGAGGGCGGTGGCTCAACTCTGGAGTAGCGTTGAGGGTGTTTAACTTACGTGCTGGTGCTTGGCTCATGGTAGTGATTCTGGGTTATGGGTTGGTGTGTGGGTGAAATTAACTTTTGAGTGCCTTGAAAGCCTCGACGAGACGGCGAGCCTCTTCGACGTTCTCGACCTTGAACGTAAGATTGAACGCTTCGTTAACAACGCCCTTGGCGACGTTCTGGTGAGTGAGGTAGTTCGATGCAACTGGACGGTGGTACCAATCAAAATGTGCCACAGAATTTTGGAAGTCTTCGATGCCCTTAACAATCGCTAAACCACGTTCGGCTTTAGCAGCAGCAGTCTGAACGTTTTTAAGACTGCGTTGAGCCCAACCGATAAACGCCTGTGCGTTGTTATCAATTTTAATTTCCTGTTTAGCGTCTACTTCAAGCGTTCTGAATCTAGAACGGTTACGCTCGTCTCTTGAATCAGCATCATAATTAAATGCTTCGACTACAAACGTGTGTGAAGAATATTTCTCAGTGGTAACAGAAACTTCTAATACCTTGGTGCGTAATCCAGCACCGTAATACGAACCGTCTGCTAATTCTAAACTGTGCGTTAATAAAACTTCATCGATAATTTTCGCCTTCTGGATAAGCGGTGCTTCGAGAACACCAGCACCTGCGTCGATGTGTAACTCGATTGAATAGCGACCACCATCAAACTGATTGGTGTTGCGTACGTAAGTTTTAATTCCGTGTACTGCGTACTTCGCAATCACAGAAGCGACTAACTCCTGTGCTGCGGCGGTAGCAGTTGCGGTTGCAACTTCACGTGTGGATTGGAGGGAACTGAACTTTAGGGATGTGTTGGACATGATATGTAGTATTTGGGTTGAGCCTTAAATAGAACATATCATCCCCCACAATGCAACATTAATCTTTTACACCTGTTTCACCCTTTGTTTATTGGGTAAAGCCTTTGTTGGAACAATTGATGGTAATCCAGCACCAGCCCTAATAACCTGTCTTAAGGCTGATGGAAAAGAGAGACCGTAAGCGGTTGCTAATCGCTGAACGGCACTCGATTCCTCTGGAGAAATTCTGACCTGCTTCCATTCACGTGCTGGAATTTTAGAATGGGACATCGTCAGAAGTTTCTTCTGGTTTTGATTCTACTTCAGCGGAAGAATTTTTTCCCATGGACGCATCAAGTGCGTCACGGAAAGATTTATCTTTCTCAGAAATATTTCCTTTGTACGGTTTCGGCTGATAATTTTCCTGCCACCATTTTAAACTGCGAGCCTCTAATGAACCTAAAGTTTTTCCCTGCTGTTTCCCAAAAGGGATTACAACAGTCTTCCAAGTTCCGTCGCTTGCAACTTCAGTGACTGGTGAGTCTACTTGTTTTGGTTTTGATTTTGGCAACTCATGTTGAATGCCGACAGTTTCAATTTCTTCAGACGCACGTAACGCACCTTCAACCGATGGAGCGTTCCAACGGAATCGTGTACCGTCTTTTGTTTTACCTTGGTGCTTACCTTTATCACTGATGATAGCCCACGCCTCTGGTAAGGAATAGAGGTACCGACCAATGCCTAGGTTTACTACCGCACGTTTCATGGCACCACTCGCCGCAGATTTGAATGGGTCGATATCATCAGACTTATCAAGTTCTACTTCGCAAGAACCAGCCACGTGACGCTGGCTAAAGCGAACGCCTTTCTCGGCATCGCTTGAGGTCCAGTTGTCTATCGTAATGGTTACCACGCAAACAGCCTTGTTGCCGATTTGTGTGAACCGTTCTTCATGTGACCACGCTAGTCCGAATACTTCGTCCAATCGTTCCATAGCGGAGCGATTGTCGATGTAAGCGAGCACACGTGCCCACACAGAGCCGTCGGATTTAGTACCACACGATTGGATTCGCCATTCGATGCGGTCTTCGGGAAACGGAGCCCGAAGTTTTTGGATTGTTTCATTACTCATGATTATTAGGTTGGGAAATTTCTTTGGTTGCTTCTAGGGCAGATATAAAAACATCGATAAGGCAATCACGCACGTAGATGATGTGCTTGCACCTTGTCTTGTTACCGTCGATTCCGTTATTACGTATCATAACTACACGCTTGCAGGTGAAATCTTCACATGAGCATTCGCCGTTATAATTGTAAGCGGTTAAATCTACTAAATGCACTTCGCCCTTCTTGGAACTTGGCAACAAGAACCTAGTAGGTGAATCGTACTTTTGAGGTATATGGTTTATAGCCATTCTGGTTCTGCTGATGCGACTTTGCTAAATTCGTTTACTGGGATATGAATCACTGGTTCAATATCTTGATTGTCACCACGTGAGTTTATTGTGCGACCATCCCAACGAATATCACGTTGAGATAAATCAGACAGTTTAAAACGGTAGCAATAAATTCCGTCGAGCCAAGCAACTATAAGCATGGCTGGCTTCTTGGTCAAAGATTCATAACGGACCAAAGTCATTGCCTTTTCTAACGACGTATAAAAAGTACTAAAGCGATTACGTTCAAAACCTTTGCCTCTTACTTCAGCCCAGCCGCACACGAAGCCAGCACTGTTAACTACAGTGTAATCAATCTTGTAGTACTGAGGTGTTTTCTTGCACGTAACTCCCCAGCAAGCCTCGACGTGTTCGATTGCTTTGCGTTCTGCTTCTAAGTGCTCAGATGTTTCGTAAGTTGGTCGGCTCATAATGATTGAATTGCTTTCTTTGTTACGGCTGGAACCAAATTAATGTTATAACTTACTTTTCTAAAACTGTTTAAACCCATGTTCCAACCAGCATAGATTTCCGCTTTGGTCGGAGCACGGTGTAATTTGCTCTGAAGATTGGTCTCAATGTAAGTTAAATATGTTTTAGCGTACTCTTGAGATATTTTAGCATCACGTGCAGAAGAATAAAGATACACTGGCAGCCCAGCCTTGGCACGTAACTGGGATGTGTGGTCCCACGCTATACGCCAGAACTGAAATACTCCCACGGCACGCCCTGCGTCACCGTCGGTAATTATC